TACGGCCCGGACCGCCTCATAGTTGTTGGTGTTGGCGGCGGCCGTAAGATCGGAATTCGTCAGCGTGCCGTTGCTCGTCTTTTCGCTGGGATCCCAGCCGGTCCCGCGGCCCCCGCCTCCGCCGCCAGCAGCAGCGCCAGCAGCGAATAGGGCTGCTATCGTCATTGATGGGATCACGCGTCGGTCTCCGCATTGGTCGTGATGTAGAGAATGATCCCATGGAGCCGGGCATCGACGGCCATCGTATCTGCTCCTGCCCCGACATCCCGCGAGACCTTGAAGTAGACGATGTCCTCATCCGCTGGGGTTCCGGCTACAGTGATCGCCGAGGATTCCGGACCCACGTATAGATCATTCGTGGTCCCTCCGGTATCCGCTGATTCCTGCGAAGTCCCATATGAAGTGCCAAGGGCATCATCGTTGCTTATGGCGACGGCGGCCAGGGTCCAAACCACCCCGAAGTTCGTGGTGGTGGCAGGATGAGACCAGATCGCCTTGAAGGTCACAGTGCTCTCGTTCCAACTCTTCGGCATGGGGAGAGCGAACCAGGCGTATTCCTGAGTTGATGGATCGAAGTCCAGGCTCAGAACTTCAGGCTGCCCGGCTGATATCTCAACGGCTGCAAGAGCGGCGCATCCATTCGTGGTGGTGGGCCTCATCGCAGAAGCCATGATTGGAATCGAATGCTTCCCGATCGTCCCAGAGGAGCTGGCAGGAAAGCCATGGACTCCGTACTGGCCCGCCCGATGATCTTCCGTGCTCGCTTCCACGACCAGACCGCCCGAAGTCACGACCTTATAGACCCGGGCATAATTCGAAGTGTCGTTCCAGTTGGTCGTCGCCGTGCTCGTCGATATCGCCCCGGTGCTCCTATTCACGACGATATAGTTGGTCGAGTTGTTGCTGAGCGTCAGCGTCCCGGCGGCTATGGAATTCCCGCTCCAGCGCCCTCCATAGTAGCCCCAGGTCAGCCCAGTCGTGACGGGGTGCCTCTTTCCATAGACGGAAGTGTGATTGATGGTATCGAAGTTCTCGTTCATCGGAACTTCAGGGCTCGCCGAAGCGGCTATCGTTTGGAAGTCCATTAAATCACCCCTTCTAAAACGTATCCTCTGCCGACCGTGGCAGATATTTGATAGACCCTGCAGTAGACCGCTGAGCCAGGAAGAATGCCAGCGGCAACTTGCTCAGCAGCCGAGAAGGTCGCCGTTGGCGTGCTCACGTAGTCGGTCTTTTGGACAGTCATGTCGGTATCGTAATTCAGAAACTCGACCTCATAGCTCTCGGAATCCTCTCCCAGAGGAATGCTTATGCCAAGGGTTCCGACGATTCGGGTCGTGAGCCTGGAGCGCCTTTCAAAGGTCACGGTAATATTGTTCGAAGAGTCTCTCGACGCTCTTAGATCGACCGGAGCGAATGGCTTCAAACCTATCGCCTCAGCGGTGAATGACTGCGCGGTCGCGCTGGATAGCGGCCTGCCGAGGGTGACCCCTTTGTAATATCTTCCGACGCCGAGTTGATAGTTCTCGACCGGCACCCTTCTGATTCCTTCCTCCCTCAATAGGGTGAAGTATTCGGCAGAGGCATGCCCGGTCATCGCCCATTCGGTTCCGCGGCCTCCTCGAAGGAGGCGCGTTAGAGTATAGACCCCAGTCGATACTAGCGTGGCCGTCACGAATTGGATTATCTCATCGCCTATCAAGGCAGCATTGACCGCCCTATTCCCAAGAACCAAATCACGGGTGCTGCTAGAAAGGGTTCCTTCTCCGACATCGACGGTGACGCTGTTTACCTCATCGAAGATTCGAGGGCCAGTCCAATCTCCAAGGGTCGTAGTGCAGGTTCCCAGAACCCCGCTCTCCAAGACCGTAGCCTGCCGAACGAAGGTCGAGTTGTCGTCGCTATCGAAGATGGCCGCCCCTGGATAATCGGTCCCGGAGGTTGGCTTGACTGCAGCGTAGATGCCCGCATCATCGTCGGCATCCCGAAGGATGGGAATGTCCAGAAGCCGCATCGTCGTGGCTATTGGAGCAGTGACGGTCGAGCTTGAAGTGTAGTCCGTGCTGGTGATTCCTTGGGATTCCAGAATCGAGGCATCATCGAGGACTAGCTCGTGATGAATAACAGGGAAGGAGTCTCTGGTTCTGACTGACCGCATCCGAAGAATCGATCCATCCTCCATCGTCACATTGATGACATCGACCGGCTGAAGGCGGCAGTAAATTCCGAGCGTCGATATCTCGGTAGACCAGCGGGACGCCGCTTGATCCATCAAGATCACCTCTGCGACTTTCTTGCCCTCGCTCGGAGTCAACCCGATCTGGAGGTCGACGGCGTCTACGCTCGTCGATGAGGTCGTCGTCAGGCGATCCGTATACTGGGTATCTGATTCGTAGTCCTTGCTGACGTTCGAGAAGGTCAAGGCAAGCTGAGCGGGGATCTCAAGGTCGCTTCTCTCCTTCAAGGCGAGCGGATCCTCCGAGTTGTCCTTGTCAAAGGTCGCGCCAAGATCCTCATATGCCAGCGTCAACTCCGCGGCCTGCCCACGAGGGCGAAAGCGGATCTTGTTGTCGCAGACCATGTCGAAGAAGTAACAGCCGGCCAGGGTATCGATTACGGAGGCGATCGTAGATATCTGGGCCACCGGAAGGCAGGTCACGGTTCGGGTGATGCTGCTCAACTCCGTGACGTCGATCTGCCCAGTCGATAGGCCCGCCCTCACGCAAAGATCGGAGACGACTTCCTGCACGGTCGGAGGATCATCCCCGATCACGGCAAAGCGCAGCTCGATGAAGCCAGCGATGTCAGGAGAGTCAGCATCCGCTCTGGCCAGCCCCCAGACGAAGCCTCTTCTGGTCGGGACGTTTCCTCCCGCCCAGTCGGTCGAAACCGAAGATACTTCGTAGCTCTGCTCCATCTCTCCGGTGTCCGGATTCATATAGCCGAGCCTCGAATAGCTTGCGCCGTAGTTGTAGCCTCTCTTCAGGACGATCCGATCCATGTCGGCGTCGTAGCCGATGATGGCATCGACCCAGTGATTCGTATTGCTGGCGGTCGAGGTATCGAAGGCGACGGCGTTGACCGCTGTCACGCTTTGATCGTCGCAATCCATCCGATATAGATAGGCGAAGTTGTCGTGAGAAGAGAAGAAGTAAATTCCATTCCGAGCAGAATCGAAAACCCAGACCCCAGAATGATGCCCCGTGATTGGAGCGTAGCCGGTAAGATCAAACTGGGTCACGACGCCTGCAGCGCTTATCCTATGAACCCGAGTCGCTGGAGATCCGATAAGGCTCCAGAAGTTCCCGTTGTTGTCGACCGTGGTGACGTAGGTCGGGGTCACGTCCAGGCCGGCGTGGGTCGGGACTCCGGGTATGCCATCGGCAGATAAATGAATGTTGTGGGTGAAGCTCCCTTCCTCAAGGAGCATGGTGTTGTTCGCCTCATCAATGGCGGCGATCATCACGTCGGTGGCATAATAGAGCGACAGAATATCCTGAACCGTCCCCACCAGGCTCTTCGTGGCTAAGTCATAGATGGCAGTCGTCCGGGTGCTCGACGGAATGCGGACCTGGCAGTAGAATCTTCCGTGAGCGATCCGGGCATGAACCGATGCGTTCGTATTTAGCTCGATGTTGTAGGTCGCCGGAGGATCGATAAAAGTCCAGGTCTCGGTGGTTAGATTATAGACGGCGACCTTTCCGGTGGTCCCAACCCCATTCGAGCCAAGATTGTAAGCCGTCCATAGCTCGTTCCGGTCAGGATCGAAGGCGACTTCCTGGGCCTGATTGTATACGACGGATGTCCCCATCCCGCCCCATTCGCGCTGCGAGATCCCGAGAGATGCCCCATCGATGACGACTTCGAAAAGAAGGTTGCGCATCTGGCCGCTCTGGCCGAGGTTCAATCCTTCGATGAATACCGTGCCACGATCTCTATAAGCGGGAGCATTCGTCACAGCGGCGGCATAGGTCGGATCTGGGGTCTGGTCTGCCGCTCCTGTGTAGACGGTCAGGCGATCCCATTCCTCGGTCGCTTCGCTCGCCAGCAGAGCGGAT